ATTCAAGAACTTGCCACTCCAACAAATAAGTATTTTACGGATGCAAGGGCGAGAGGTGCTATTAGCTTAACGGTAACGGGTAACTCAGGCGCATCTACTTACTCAAGCGGAACGGGTGTCTTAAACGTGCCTACTTACACGCTTGCTGGTCTTGGTGGTATTAGTGCAACTTTCTTATCGGGAACTTCGGGCATTTCTTATAATTCCACGACGGGGGTTATTTCGTATTCAGGTACGGTTTATACCGATGCTTCTATTCGTGCTTTGTTAAGTGGCTCAACGGGTATCAGTTACAACTCTACTACGGGTGCTATTTCTTATAGTGGCACGGTGTACACGGATGCTTCGGTTAGGGCATTAATTTCAATTACAACAACGGGAACGAGTGGCGCATCTACCTACAATAATACAACGGGAGTAATAAACGTACCAAATTACACTCTTGCTGGGTTAGGGGGTATTTCTTTGACTTCGTTAAGTGGAGGCACTGGAATTACTTATAATAATACTACGGGTGCAATTAGTTATTCGGGTACGGTTTATACGGATGCAAGTGTGCGAGCATTGATTTCAGCAAGTGGAGCAGTATCTTATAATAATACTACGGGAGTTATTAGTCTTACAAGTGGTAATTTAACTGAAGCCACAAGTTCGGTCTTAACAATTACGGGAGGAACTGGTGCAGTTTTAGGAAGTGGAACTTCTATTCAGGTTAAGCAAGCAAGTACAACGATTTCAGGATTTTTATCTTCAACGGATTGGAATACATTCAATGGGAAAGCAAGTGCGTTAAGTGGAACGACTAATTATATAGCCAAATTTACTTCAAGTACTGGAATTGGGAATAGTTTAATTTATGACGATGGAGTAGGTCGTATTTTAATTAATACAACTACTGATAATAACTTAGGTAATAACGGAAACAAAGGAATTGTAATAAATTCGGGAGGCGCTGGATTAGCTTCTTTTATATCATTTAGAACTTCAAATGCTGATAGAGGTGTTATATATGCAAATGATTCTCAAATGTTAATTGGTAGTCAGGCTAATATACCTTTATTAATTTACACTAATAATACTGAAAGAATAAGAATTACTAATGCTGGATTAGTTGGTATTGGCACAAATTCCCCTAATTATAATTTACATATTAATGGCTCAAGTATTAGTAGTTATGCACAATTTACTTCAACAACTACTGGGACTACTTCATCAGATGGATTTCTTGTAGGAACTGGAGATGCTGGAGATGCTATTTTATTAAATAGAGAAAGTACAAATATGTATTTTTATACTTCTGGAAGTGCCAGAATGACTATTACTTCAGAAGGATTAGTTGGGATTAATACTACAAGTCCTTCAGAACAATTAACTATTCATGGAGCAGTTATAAGATTACAAGGAGGAAGTGGAGTTACTCCTTTTGCCTTAGCAAATAATGATAGTAGAGGATTTTATATATACGATTATACTAATGGTCGTGTACTTTATAATGCTATGACATCAGGTAATACTACAATGGGTAATTTTACTGATTATGGCTATAAACTTGCGGTTGTTGGTACTATTTATGCAACGGGAAACATTACTGCAAACTCTGATATTATTTTAAAGAAAAACTTGAAAATTATTGATAATCCAACTGATAAATTAATGCAGTTAAATGGATATTCATATCAATGGAAAGCAGATGATACGCATCAATATGGAGTAATTGCTCAAGAGGTTGAAAAAATACTTCCTTATGCCGTTAGTACTGGATTAGATGGAATTAAAGGAGTTTCTTATAATCAAATTATTCCCGTATTAATCGAGGCAGTAAAAGAACAAAGTGATAAAATAAAGAATTTAGAAACACTTTTAGCTTCTAAATAAATGCCATTACAAGGAAGTGGAGAGATGACCTTTACTCAGGTCTATAATGAGATTACTGGCGAATCGTTAGTCAATCCCACTATATCCATTTCCGTTGCTGAACTTGGTCAACTTCAAAACTCAAGTGGGCAAACTATTGCTTTAAATCAATATTATACTCCAAGACCTGATGGTAATCTTCCAACGGTATTTCCTACTGAATGGTATCTTTATTGTCAAAGATGTAATGTTCCAGCGCCTTACATAACCATTTCAAAGACTGCGCCTACAAGTGTAAACTCAGGAGTAGAATTTGCTTATCGATTAACGATTGCAAACAATGGTCAAGTCAATTCCTCAGGAGATATAATAGTTCGGGATTACATTCCAAATGGATTATCTTTTGTAAGGTATGAAAGAGATACTCCAGCTTGGGGATTTAGCATATCAGGTCAACAAGTAACCGCAACATTTACTTCTTCTTTACCCGTAGGATTTGGGGCAGTAATAACGATATTCGTTACTACCAATACTCAAGGAACTTATTCCAATTTTGCAAGCGTTGAAGGTGGAGGCGAAACAATAACTAAGACTTCAAATATTGTTAATACGGGAGTTGGAGGAGTTCCAACGTTTACAAGTTCGGTAACTAAAAGATTAGTTCGTACATTCCAAAAGAATAATTGTGATGCTTACGGGATAGGCTCATTCCAAGAGGTTTATTCTCCTTTCTTTACTGGCACTTATACAAGTACTATAAGCCAGCAAGATGCTGACACAAGGGCAAACAATAACGCAACTGACTTATGCAATCAATGGTTAGATGCTAATGGACAAGCGGCTGCAAATAGTTCGGGTACTTGTCAGTATGGTTATCCACAAATGACATTATCAAAGACAATGCCTGGCGCTTTTAATCTTAATCAGTCGGGAGAAGTAGAAATTATAATGCGAACTTTAGGCGCTGCAACTTCAGGGCAAATCGTGATGTACGATGACTTAGCAAGTGGTTTTGAATATGTAAGTTTAATAAGTAAACCCGACATTTTTGATGTAAATATTTATGGTAGGTCAGTAACTTTTACGACTAATTCTTCTTTGCAAGCTGGGTATTATGGACAATTTAAATTTTTAGTTAGAGCCATAAACGTTGGTAATTATACAAACTTTGCTTCTGCTTATGGTGGTAGTATATTAAATAATAATGCGACAAGTAATACGGTCTCAACTTATGTATTTAGTACTCCTATATTTTCATTTAGTAGTGGTACTGATAATCAAAGTTTTTATAATGGTAATAGCATTAATAATAATGCTGCGCCTACTGATTCCGTATATCATTACAATATTTTAACTATTAATAGTTTTCCAAGTACTAATAATTCAAAGGTTAGAATTGAGTTTGAATTACCAGTTCCATTTAGAGTCGTTGACGATGTACAAGTTTTTTACAATACCGACTATTTTACATTCTCTCAAGGGTCTGCATTTAACATTGCGGTCTTTACTCAAAAAGATAATGTAACCGTACCCGTTGGGCAGTATGGTTTTTATGTATTTTTTAGTTTGCCAATTGATTATTTTAGAATGTCAAATGTAAGTCAAAATGAAGAGTTAAGACCTAACGATAATTTAATAATTGATTCCTTAAACATTACAATTCCAAGAATACAAAATACATTAATTAAAAACTATGTTAATAATGGTTTTATTAATTCAAATCAAGTACAAATAATATGGGCAAATAACTATAAATTTTTCCCAACATTTTTAAATTGTAATAATAGTAATTTAAGTGATAATAATAGATTGACTTATTCTTATTCAGTTAATAACACTGCTAATTTTAGTCCACAATTAGGAGTTAATCAATTAAATAATCAATATTTTGGTAATTTTATTTATGTTGTAAACCCGACAAGAGATACAACTAATGGAATTTTAAATAGTTCTTATCCAAATCAGTCTTCGACTAATCCTCCTGAATTAATGTTTGGTATTTTTATTTTTTATAAAATTTACTACGATGGAATTTTGACAAGATTATGCAATAATTCTAACGATGGAATTGATAGGCATGAAACGTATATTAATAGAGTTTATAATGAGCCTAAATCAAGACCAACAACTTTTAAAGTAAGAAGGAATGCTAATGGTAGGTATTTAAATATAGATGGGAATGAGATTATTCCTGAAAATTAATTTGAAAAAGCTATTTATAAATATAACTAAACAAACAACCAAATGAAATTAGATTTTAACTTTGACTTTATCGGTCTTGATGACCAAGTTTTTGAGGGTGGTAATGCTGGTAAAATGTTAGCTGGTGCATTAGCCTCCGCATCTAAAGGAGATGCACTTAAATTTTGGGATTGGGCAAAAAAGTTATTTAAAGGCGAGGTCTTAGATTTAGACAAGTCAGACCAAGAAACTTTAAAAGGATTTGTAAAAGATTCAGAGTCGTTTACCGTTTTAGCAAAAGCACAATTATTAGAGATATTTTTAAAAGACTAATATGATAGTATTTATTGAGCCAATTAAAGGATTAAGAGAGATTGCAGACCGAGTGGAAATTCGGGTAGTTAATTATTCTCTTGAGGGCATAGAGCAAACTTTGTATTTTAAATTAATGAGCCAATTTAATCCTATGATTGAAGAAGGCAACTTAGTAATACCTGAGCCAATTGTTTCACAATGGGGAGTCGATGATTCTTTTATTGTGGATTGGGCATTGGAAACATTAGGTCTTGAAAAGAAAGTTATAACTCCAATTTCAGAATAATAATGAATGATTGGGAAGAGATAGTAATACCAGGAGTAACGGGTTTATTTGGGTCATTAATTACCTGGTTATTTGGTCGCAAAAAAGAAAAAATAGAAGTTGAATCTTCTGAAATTACAAACGTACAAGAAGCAATTAAAATTTGGAGAGAAATGGCAACAGACCTAAAAGCGGAAGTTGCAGAATTAAAAATTAAAGTTGATTCTTTAACTACCGAGATTCATAATTTACGAAGTGAAAACATTGAGTTAAGAGCAAAATTAGATGAAAATCAACCAAATAAGCCAAAGAGGACTAAGCCTGATAAAGAAGTTTGAGGGAGTTAAACTCAAGCCTTACTTATGTCCAGCTGGTATCCCAACAATATCAATCGGTTGCACTTATTACGAAGATGGCACAAAGGTTAGAATGACCGATGCACCCATTAGTGAAGCAAGAGCAACCGATATTTTTTTAAATGTCATTAAACATTATGAGAGAAGCGTTGACTCGTTTTGTGTGGATACAATCAATCAAAATCAGTTCGATGCACTGGTATCATTTTGCTATAACTTGGGCGCTGGGTCTTTAAAGAAAAGCACCTTACTTAAAAAAGTAAATGCCGACCCAAATGATGAGTCAATTAAATTGGAGTTTTTAAAATGGAATAAGAGTGGAGGAAAAGTCTTAAATGGATTGACACTTCGAAGAAATGCTGAATCTCAATTATACTTTTCATGAAAAAACTAATTCTTAGTTTGCTAATTGCAAACTTTTTTATTTCGTGTAAGCCACAAAAATCGGTCATAATCGAAAAAGAAAAGATTCGTATTGACACAATCCGTGATTACAAAGTAATAACAAAATTCAATGCGGTATATGATACGCTAATCATTGAGAATCCTTGCGATTCTACGGGCATTTTAAACACTTTCTACTCAAAGATAACCGTTCCACAAGGAAAGATAATTATCAGGTCTTACAAGGGAAATATACAAGCTACGGTAAATATCGATTCAATCGAAAATGTGTATAAAAATATGTACGTTTCAAGTTTGCATACGGATAATTTATTGACTAATAAAGAAAAAATAACCAATATCATTCCAACTTGGTGTATATTAACCATTATTTTTCAAGGACTTATAATCTTTGGTTACTTATATTTAAGATTTATCTATGTATAAAATTGACATCGAGCCGATGGACAAGCCAAAATCAAGGGCGAAGGATTTACTTGACACGATGATGGATGTAATGGAGAACATCGAACACGTCGATGATGCTGCATACGTTTTACGAATGAAAGTTTTAAACAATATCGAATTTTTGGTCGATACATTAATGGAAGAATATGAAAATGGAAGATAAGATAGTTAAGATTAGAGAACATTTTTATTCTACAAACCTAAGTAAAACTGATTTCCATAAACAATTCTTTGAGATGTATGGCTATCAAAATGCTGACTCCCTGAGAAAGTTTATGATAAAAAAGAATATAACTTCAAAGGATAGGTCGGCTCAAGAAATAAATAAAATCATTCCGCCAGTAGTCGCAAACTATAATCTTGAAACTTTGGATAACTTTGGAATAGAACCAAGCATTGGCAAGGAATATGTTTCGGCTAAACTGCCTCCGCATTTAAAGAAGATTGGAATACTTTCAGACATTCATTTTCCTTATCATGACCTTACTGCTTTGACTTGCGCAATAAGGCATTTAAAGGAAGAAAACATCGATTGCCTTTACCTGAATGGGGACGTCCAGGATTTTTTTTCCATCAGTAGACACGAAACCTCGAAAGACGCCCGCAATCTAAGTCTTGAGGTAGATATGAATCGAGATTTTTTACAAAGGCTAAGGGATATATTTAGAACGATTCCAATTTATTATAAATTAGGGAATCATGAAAATAGATTTGCAAGAATGTTAAATAATGAAGCTGAAGAATTTGCTCAATTACACGACCTTCAATTCAATATATTCTTTAGGTTAGATAAATTAGGCATTACAATGGTTGAAGATTGGCAAGGAATGGAGATGGGCAATTTGCTTGTATTACACGGTCATGAATTGTATGGTGGTGGCGGAGTTAATCCAAGTCAGAATCTATTTAACAAGACCATTTGCAATACTTTAATCGGTCATGTACATAGAACTTCAGCAACTCAAAAGAAGAGTGGTTTTAAGGAGTTTATAAATACTTATAGTACTGGGTGTTTGACTCTTCTTAGTCCAAAGTATATGCCGTTTAGTATGCACAATCACGGGTTTGCAATAGTTGAAATAGAGAACGG